CTGAAATATAAGGGATATCATTAATTGAATAAGTATCATGTAATTTAGATCCTGCAAAGTTAGGAATTGAAGGTGTTGCACCATTCAAACCTGATAAGGTTGAACCTGCTACTGTTAATTTGTCAAGTAAAGCCATAATTTTATATTTTTAATTTGTTGTTTATTATAAATATTAACCCATTCTAGAAGTTGCCAATGCTAATGACTTACCTGCTTTGGCTCCATCAATATAAACATCACCACCCTGTTTAACAGCTGATATTAATTCTCTTAATAATATTACTACTTCGTTATTACTACCTCCACCTAAACTAGTACCACCTATAACAATGTCATCTTTTCGGAATTTTTGTATTGGTTGACCAGGACGCATAATAAAATCATCAGCAGCATTAGCATTCACCGCATTTTTAGCTGCTCCAGCTTTAACAATTCCACCAAATAAGAAACTTTCTGATAATCCAGTTATAAAATCAGCTAACCTATCTAAACTATCACCCTCAACTAATCGAACAAATATATCTTTAGCTTGTTCTAAAGCTTTATTGAATCTTTGGGTAGCATCCTCTTCTTGTTTTCTTAAATAAATTTGCTCTCCTAATATTTTTCTTATTTCGAATTCTGATTTCCCTGCGGATTCAGCTGCTAGTCTAATTTCTTGTAACCCACTAATTATAGCACCATTTTCATCATATTGTAATTTTAAACCTGCCTTTTTTAGTAGATTTTGTTTTTCAAGATTTTTTGATCTTAAAGCATCCATTTTAGCCTGCTTATCAAACATATCAGCTAATTCATTAACTTCCATACCAACAGCCTTAGCTAGTGATTTTCTTTGTATTATATTTAATGCTAAGAAATCTTTTTGAGAACCTGCTTGTTTTGAAATTTCTTTCATTAGGGTTTCAGTATCACCCATTAATGCTGCTTCTCTAGCCTTTTCTAAATTTAATTGTCTTCCAAGTAATAATTCAGCTGCCATTTCATCTTCTATAGAAGATTGAAAATCTAATAAACTAGAAGATATACCTTCTGTTTGGGAAAGATTTAAACCTAATAGTTTAGCTTGAAAAACTGCTTTAGATATTTCTGCAACACTACCTCCAAAATTAGCTTTAAGATTACCTGTTACCCCAGCTGCTTCATCTAATAATTTAGCAAAATCTGGAACTATTCCTGTTGCTGCTGCTAAACTACCAACAGTCCCAAATATATCTTTATTTATTTGTTCTAGGGGTTTACCAGTTTTAACAGCTTCAAAAAATAGTTCTTTACTAGCTTTAGCACTATAACCAAAATTTTCAGTCATTCTAGCAACCTCACCTACATTCATAGCTGTTTGTCTACCAAAATCTTCTGATAAGTTTAACTGTAAGCCTAATTCATTATTTATACTAGCTAATGCTTTTTCGTATGCTGCTAATGTTATAGTAACATTACCTGCAGCTATAGCTGCGGAGTTAAATTCTTTTACAATACCTGGAATAGTAGTTGTATACATTTCCCTAGCTGCCTCTCTAGATACAAGCATATTTCTACTCATATCAGCTGTTGCTTTAGAAGCACCAACCATAGCATCAAAGAAAAATTTAGCTATGGATGCTAAAGCATTAAAAATAGCTAAAGGTTTTAGTACATTCTTAACAATAGGACCTAGGCTTTTAAATCCTGCTTTTAACCCTGCCACCCCAGCGTTTTGTGTTTTAGCTAAGGAACCGGATTTTGCAACTGCCGCTGCATTACTCAATACAGTTTCTCTTGATGCTCTAGCAGCATCTTCAAAAGGACCTGATAATTTTCTAAGACCTGGAATGTCTTTTACAAATTCTGAAAGTGAAGAAAAGAAAACAGTATTATTATCTACTTCAGCAGAAGATTCAGCTAAATCTCCAAAAGAATCTGCTAAACTTTGAGCATTATCTCTAGCTACTGAAAGAGCTCCAGCTTGTCTTAATAATACTTTTGATGTTTGTTGATTTGACTTTAATGATCTATTATATAGATTATCAATCTGAATATTTAAGGTTTTTACAACATTTTGTTGTTTTGATTGTTCTTTGATTGCTTTTAAAGTAGCACTTGAAGATTTTGATGCTTCTTCTTGGATTTTTGCAAATTGATTTGCACTACTATTTATGTCCGAAAATTCTTTTGATACTTCTGCAGCTAGTTCCCCAGCAGTTTTAAATTCTTTACCTATACTGTTAACAGTTTTCCTAACATCAGCAGTAACATTTTTAATTTCTACAATTCGTTTTAAATCTTCAGGTGTAAATCCTTGCATTACCGAGTAATTTTGTTATAAATATTAAAAGGCATCATTTTCTTGATGCCTTTGTAACATATGTTGGTGGATTTATTGTAGGAGAATTTGGTATTTGAGATTTATCAGGGTTAGCTATATCTATTTGATTTTTAGATTTTGATGATGATTCTGCTTTCTGATCATACCAATTTTTTAAAGTTTTAAAAGTAAATTTTCTTAACCATATAGGCATATTATAAACAGTACTATAATCGTATCCACCGTTACCATGAAATAGAATTTCATGAATAGTTTGAAATAGTGAAATTCTGTAGGTTTGGATCTCTTTTAGAGATCCGGCCAAAAAAAACCCACACCAACTGGAATTGTGATAACTTCCCCATTATCTAATGTATGGGACATATCTACATCAGGAGAAACTTCTTTAACATAATTTCTTAATGCTCTAGAATCTTGGGCTAACATATAATTATCAACAAAACTTTTAATTTCTGTTTTATCTTCAGTACCATTAATAGCAACAATCTGATGTTTTAATCTTACTGTAACTTCCCCACTTCCATCTCCTTTAAATTTTGATAAATTTTTAATTTCTTCAGTTATAGTATCTTCTTCTTTTTCAGTTAAAATTTTAAATTTAACATTAGTTTCTGATTTTGGAAGGATAAAATTTATGAAACCATTTTCATCAATAATACTTTCATCAAAAGGTTTAGGTTCAATTGTTGTTAAATCAACTGTTATTTCTTTATCATTATAAGTAAATGTATAATCTTTACCATATCCCAATATTCGTGATGCTATAAAAATAGCATTTTTATCTCCTGTAGAAAGAGATTTAGTATCAAATTTACCTTGAATTAAAGATTCTAATAATTTTTCTAATACTACACCTTTTTCAATAAGGTTTTGATTACTAAGAATATCTTCTTCTTTAGCAGTCATATATTTCATTTCTACTTTTCCACTACGAAGGGGATGATCTTTAGGATAAATTAAACCTTTTGAAGGTAATTCTACCATTTCAGTTGGGAACTTAAATTCGCTCATATAAATTTTATTTTGTTATAACTTAATTTCGTGTATAAATATTATAAAGATAAGTTTTTTATTCAATAATTCTTTGATTGTATTTTTTTAATATCAAAATCTTTATAAATTCGATGTTGTAATTCTTTATTTTTTGTTTCTATATGTTTATAAAGAATTTCTAATTCTTCATTAGTATTTTTTATTGATTGGTTTGTATAGCCAATACTACTTTGTCCTGTTTTATCAATTTGACGCATAAGATTTTCATTAACCCTTTTAATAGATTCAATTTGTTCATTTATACTTTTTATTGAGGTATAATTTAGAAATACCATTACAATATTAAATATAGTAGAAAATAGAATTGTAGTTAAGACAATAATAGAAATTTCCATAGTTATTTTATAATATTAACACCTAAATATACAAAAAGAGCTTGGCATAACCAAGCTCTTCTTAAAAATATATGATATAATTTTTTTAGAAATTTAATACACAATAATCCATACCAATCGTTAGATCAATATTTAATGCTGTTCCATCATCATCCCAATTAAAATCGCCGAACGAAGCGTCTTTAATAAATGCACCTTTAATAATCCACTCTGATACTACATCACCTACAGGACCTAATACATCAATTGTTAAGTCTTTTTTATAAAAATCAGAATAACCATCTCTACCAGTTACTGATTCGTGGTGTAGTCTAACCCATTCCATCACTGCTTGTGCACCTGAAGGTGTAATTGGGTCAAATAATTGCATTGTTAAATCATTCCATCTTAACTTACCTTTTACTTTACGGTAAGTGTTAATATGATTTAGTACAATTTCATCTTGTGAAAATCCCATTCCACTAACACCTTTGATTATGTATGCTGGGATACCATCTACATACATGATAAACCTATTTGCCTGTTTTGGCTCAAAAGCTGTGAAAAATATTTCGTTCGGATCTAATACTGCCATTTTATCTTAATTTTCTTATTTTTTATTCAATTATAAATATTCGATTTCTAAATTTTTTATACCGGGAAAGTAGCTCCTGTTGGTAAAATGTTGAAATCTAAGTAAATAAATTCAGCTGTTTTTGTTGGTTGGATATAAATCGCACCTACTAATTGATTTCTGTCAATTACATCTGCTGTGTTATTACTATCATCCATTACTACTTTAAAAGCATACAAACCTTGACGTTGTTGAACACTTTCTAAATATGGATTTACTTGGCTTAAGAATTGATTTCTTGTAGCTGCTGTATTTTGTTCAAATACTAGATTATCTGATATTTGGGAAATAAATCCTTTTAATTCAATCAATAATCTTCTTACATTTACTCTATCTAAAGCACTTGCTTGTGTTTGTAGTGTTTTTTGTCCAAATACTACAACTCCTCTTCCTGGGAATGTTGCTATTGGATTTACTTTACCTGTGTATAAAGTATCTCTATTAGCTTGAGTTAATTTACGTTCTGCTTGTCTTACATTTCCCATTCCACCTCTATTAATACCTGCAGGTGCAAACCATGCTTCTGATGTTCTATCATTATTTGCATAAACACCTGGTATCATTGTTGAAGCTGGAACAAATACTAATTGTCCTGAATCTGGATCTGTAATTTGAACCCATGGCCAGTAACTAGCTACATATGAACTATCTT